AGTCAAACGACCCCCACTTGGTGCCCTCTTCCGGTATGAACAGACCACGGATCAGCTTCTTGATCTCTGGGTCACGCGCAGGGATTTGCTGTAGGTTGGGGTTCGAAGAAGAGAACCGCCCTGTTACAGTGCCACCGTCATCGGAACGTAGCTGATGAAATTCGCAGTGGATGCGCCCGTTGTGTTCGTGCTTCAGGATCGTATCAATGAACGTACTGTCCGCCTTGTCGAACTCTCGCAGCTTCACAATCATCTGTGCAACCGGATGCTCATGCGCCGACAGATACTGCTTGGTAAACGACGGTGCCCCTGCATCGGTCTTGGGATACTTCAGCCCCAGTTCCTCGAACACCGCAGCCACAGACGCAGCCGCCCACGGTTCAATCTTAATGCCAGTCTGGCGGTGGATCTCTAAGTGCAGTTCTTGGACCTTGGACCTTAGAAACTTCTTGGCCTTGTCTGCCTTGTCCACATCGACGCGCACACCAAGCTGACGCATGTCGCACATCATAGGGATCAGACCTGTCTCTAGGTTCCAGATGTTCCAGAGGTCTTGCTTTTCTAGTTCGATCTTCAGCCGCTCCCACAGGCGCAGCGTCATACCCGCATCCTGCTCGGCATACCGCCCAACAAACTCCGGCGGTAGCTTGTACATCTCTGCCTTGGGGTCTAGTCCCCACTCGGCAGCAGCCACGCGCAGTAGCTTCTCGTCCTTGCGTTCATCGAGGTAGTCCCGACCAAGGTTGTTCAGGCTGTAGGACCAACGGTTCTCGTCCACTACGGCACCCGTAATCATCGTATCGATGATGCGGCCCTCGACCTTGATGCCCTCGGCACGTAGCCAGCCCAGATCGTAGGTTGCGTTGTGCATGATCTTGTCAATGTGCGGCGTTGCCATTTGTTTCTGCAACCACTTGAGCGCGATCCTCGCATCCATGTTGTGTCCGTTCTCGTGGCGGATAGGGAAGTATCCCTCCCAGTCCCCCGCTGCTACGGCTATGCCTACAACGTATCCGTCCTTGCGCACCCACCCTGGACCAAGGGTTGTCAGGTTCGGGTCGCAGGTCTCAAGGTCAATGGCGATCTGCTTGTGATGCGTCAGGTCAGGGAAATCGACAGGGATATTCCATGTCAGTTCCTTGGGCTGATTCATCTGGGCAGCAATGACGCTGTCCTTTTGAAATAGTTCACCCTGCTTTTTCATTGCGGTTCCCCATGAATGCTTCTTGTGCTTTCTTGATCTTCTTTTCACGTTCATGGAACTCAGGAGCCAATGCACTGTACCCACACTTGTCGATCCAAGAGTCATCATGATCGGTGTTGTTCAGCAGCCGTGCCGTCTTTACCCAGTCCATCATCAGCGCAACGTGCTGCGGGGTGATGTACCCAGTGGTGACAAAAGCCTCTTTGACAATGATGTTCCAACCATCTGCAATGCGCGTGAAGTTATCGTACGCATCGCCGTAGTCCTTGGCCCTCTGTCCGTTGATGTAATCGCCAGCCTTCAATAATACTTCGTCTCTGTTCATATCTTGTACCTGTATGATTTGTCGGACTCTATGAGATATAGGTTCTCTTTCGCCCTTGTGATTGCCACATAGAATATCCGGTCTTCGTCTTCGGGGTGCTTGCCCTCAACGCAAGCCTTGGTTGACCCCAAGTAAACCGCTACGTTTGTATCCTCTCCTCCCTTCATAGCATGGATCGTTGAGATCTTGATCCTTGGTTCTTGGTAGATGCTTTCGCCCCGCCGCTCGATGGCGCGGACATATATCTTCTCGTCCTCTGACAGCCTTACGATATCCATCGGATCGGTGTTGATGTCTGCAATCAAACCAAACTCCTTGTACAACTTATTGTACGTCAGCAGTTCGTCAGACCCTGCCGCATCGAGCAGCTTGGTTGCCCCGTGCTTGACCACCGCACCTGCACCACGCTTTGGCACAGCCTCATACAACCGCTTGACCTGTCCAACATACAGACCCTTCCCCAAGGTCAGGTCCTTCCAGAACCCCATGGCCTCTAGCTTCTTCTCCGGTATCGACCACCGCCCCTTGCGGCTATAGAAATACCCCGCCTCTTCCAGATGCTCGGCTATGTCGTTCACGAACTTGTTGGTTCGAGCCATGATGGTCCACGATCCACTGTCCAAGGGCAACTGCCACAGGCTACCGACCTCAGTGACCATGCCCTCACGCTCCTGCGGGAAGAACTCTTTCTCCAACCGCCCAGGAATCCGTGCAGAGATATGGTTAGCAAGCTCCCAGACGCTCCGTGGTAAGCGGTAGGACTGGTTCAGCACCTCGACATTGTCTGAGGCGTTAATGAACTCCTGAACGTCTACAGAGGTCCAGCGGTGGATAGCCTGATCGTCATCCCCTGCAATCAAAACCTCGTCCGCATGCTCCGCCATCTTACGCACCATCTCCCACTGCGCAGGGGTCAGGTCTTGTGCTTCATCCACAATCAACAGGTCCAGACTGGGCGGCTCTACCATCTCAGTGTACTTGGTGATCATGTCGGTGAAATCCAAACGGTTGGTCTTGGACTTGTACTCCTCGATCTGGGCATCGATCTGCACCAGTTTGTTGAAGTGCAGGTTGTGGTCCCCCTCGTAGTTGTACTCATACTCAAGGCCCTTGCCTCTGTACTTAGATCGCCACACCACCGTAAGGTACTTGGCTCCCGATCCGCCTACCGCAGGGATCGAGATACCGTCATCAACGGAGGTGGCATCCGCTCCATCAAACGCCACCCCCAACATGGAACCGAGTCGCTTGTAATCCTCGCGTCCCATGACATCCCCACGTTGCAGTCCTAACCCGTGATAGCCCGTCGCGTGTAAGGTTCTGAAATGTGGGAAATCGTTTCTCTCTAAATTAAACTTGGCACATGCACGGTCGATGAACTCACCAATCGCCTTGGTGGTAAACGACACAACGCCAATGCGTGATGGATGCACACCCTCTTGCAGCTTCTCTTGCACACGCTCGATCAGAGTGTACGTCTTACCGCAGCCTGGGGGACCCAGTATCAATGTTGCATTAGGTATCATGGTCTTTTGTCATCCAACCATTCTTCAATCTCTTCACGCTTCCAACGGCTCGTCTTTCGATTGAAGTCACCACTCCCAAACTTGTATGGCTCTGGGAACGTACCTTCATTTACCCATTTGTAGATCGCGGACTCAGATACATCGAGCCACTCAGCTACTTCTTTAACTTTCAACAATTTAGAATGGGATGTCATTGTCTATCTCCTGTATCGGAAGTTCACCTTCCAAGTTCTCAAACGCAGGGACCCACCATACTCGGATCGTGGACCTTGAACCGTCTTCTTTGTTTACGTTTTTATGCCCATGGCAATCTTGGTTGCCGTTCATTTGCTTGAGGATCTCTTGTATCTGTGCCCTCGTGAAACCCTTGAAGCGGCGGTTGTGCAGAAACTCCGTCAGACCTGTCATGGTAAAGTATGTATACCCTTGGTTATCGGTCCATGGTTTCCCCGCTAGCATCTCCTCTGGGTGCATCGCTCTGATCTTACTGGTGCAGAATATCCGCAGCAGTTCTTTGAACTCCCCAGTCAGGGTCAGTTCTTCTGGAACCTCTTGCTTGGTGGACTCCGTCATCAGCTTACGCAGCAGCGTCTGCCATGTCTTAGCTTTCAGGATCGGCGGGGCCACTTGGATCTGCTCCATACACGCACGTTGGAACAGCGTCTGGTTCTGTAGCTGCTCGGAGTTCAGTTGCACACGCTCCCCCTGGACAGTCAGGAAGTACAGGCGCGGCTCCGACAGTTGGATCAACAGGCTCCCGATATCGAGGGCCGTCTCCGCATCCTCACCAATGCCGTACTTACGAGACATACACAGTTCTTTGTCGCAGTAACTCTTGAACGGCTCCTGCTCACAGGTGTAGAAATATTCTTTCTTGTCCAAACTCTTTTGCAATCCCAAGACTTCCTTGGCATCGAGCGGAGTGGTGAACAGTTGGTGGTTCATTGTCTCGAACTGCTTGACCCAATCATCAGGGTGCTTCATCCGGCAGTAGACACCACACATGAACAGCTTCTTGTTGCGGTCATCTGAGTTCGGTCCATCGCGAAACAGATGCTGCAAACAGGGCGGTCCATCCCCGAACTGTGTGCGCTGCTTCTTGGTCCGTAGCTTTTCCAAAGAGGACAGCGGTGTCTTGCTGCTCTCGATCATATCCACGAACTCGTCCAGTTCGACAGCCTCGACGGCTGCGTTGAAGCAATAGCGTTGCGGTAACTCTGCATTAAAGTAAGGCAGGTTGATAAAGTTCCCTACATCTCCACGATCCGCAAGGATCTTATCCTGCTTCGGGAATATCTCGCAGCCGCTGTGCCCCAAGGATACCGCCATCTCTGACAGATACTCTCGGACCACGTTCGCAGGTTCGTAGTCATCCAAGAACAGATAGAGGTGGGCACCCCCAGACTTTGAGCGGCAATGTAATAACGGAAGTTCTAACTTACTTATGTTAGCCTGTAGTTTGTTGTGATCGAGATCATAGATATCTATGTCCAATGCTCCCCATCTACATTTGTTTTCGTCGTTGATCGGGATCGCTCCGATCCCCTGCTTGCCGTCAATGTGTCCTTGCATGATTTGTTCTGTTAACGGCTCACGTACAATCCGGCTGTCCGCTTCGGCCTTGCCGCTACGGTTCAGCTTTCCGACTGTCGTCGTGCCGTGGGCAACCTTCGATCCCTCAAAGGCCGCTAGCATTCTTTGGGCTAGTGACATGCTTGGCTCCTAGTGAAGTTGAAGGGGGCGGGTTTTGTGTCCGCAAGTCGCCGCCCCCAAAGGCTACTTAGAAAGGAATATCTTCCTCTGATCCTGAGTTCCCCGTGGAGGTATGTTCAGGATCGGCAGCAGCCTTAACTTCGCCAGCCATGATAGACTCACGGAACGCTTTCGCTTCCATCAGAATGTCACGGTTGGAGACCAGGTCGATCTTAGCAACTGTGTAGTTGCCCCACGTACCTTGGTCATTGGACTCTTCAGTCGTCGATAGACGCCACATCGTAGCGTATACCGCAGGTGTCACCATTGCACCAGTCTTCGGATGCTTAACTTTCTGCATCGCGATCTGGGTTTTCCAACGGCGGCTCACTTTAAGTTGGCTCGACTTCATGTCGATCACGGCAGGTTGGAACCCACCATCTTCGTCCACCACCAAGCAGTAGTGTTGGTCAGACTTAACCAACTCGTTGCCTGTCGGTAGGATTTCACGCGACCCTTCACGGCTCGTGCGTGTAAGTACTGGATCATTGGCAGGGATCTCTCCCATGAAACCACCACCCTGTTCGCGTGGCACGAACTCCAAATACTTGGTTGTCTGATAGCAAGGTATCACAGTCACGCCCTCTTCGCCGTCCCAGTACTGACCAGTCACGGTGTTGAACAGATCGCCTTGTGATGCGCCCTCGATAAACTCAGGTTTCTTTTTGCTGAGTTGCGGAGACATGGCTTGCAGAATCCGAACGAACGGGATCTGC